TCCGATATACGTCGAAGGTCGTTTTGCTGAAAAGCAAACAACTCTGGATGGGAAAGAGGCCGTGGAATGGACTGAGTCGAAAGTTTAACCCTCTTCGGAGTGTTATCGAATAGACCTGGTTGATCCACGTCCTCGAATACCAAACGGGGTATTTCGTCGTCTTCTTCTTGGCTTTGGGGGTCAGTTGAACCGTTGTTGGTTCTTTGAACTCTTTCCTCCACTGCTTGCTCTAGGGCAGGGAACACTCTAAGTATCTTCTTTTGTTGGTACTTGTGTTCTTCCTGAAGTCGCTCGGGGCCACCAGACTTGTTGTATGAAAATACAACAGGCGGATTCTGCATTAACATGCTTAGTGCACTATCTGGCTGCGCACGCAATTTGAACTTCAGAGACAAAACCCTGTCGATGGCCTCTCTTCTTTCGAGTCGAGATGTCACTGGCAGGGGAGCCTTTGGAATTTTTCGGAGTCTGTTCCGCAGACTTTGAAGAATCGATTTATTCTTCCTTGGAACCTGATCTATGTGCACTTCCCCATGTTGTTGTGCGAATAGGTTCCTGTTAGTCGTCGCCGCTGCGAGGACTTCCGATAGGGGGGGATGGTTTTGGTTGAAAGAGCTGCTCTCAATGAGCTCTTCCTTCTGATTCCTCTCTCTCTTCGAGAGTTTGAGTGGCGGAACTGGCGACAAAACAGGGGCCGAAAGCGCAACTTTGGCAAGTTGTATGTCGGTTAGATTCTCCATACCTCTCAATCTCCTCCTTATTTGGATTGAGAGCCGCTCTTTGATAGGTAGACCTAGACCCCCAATCTCAGTCGGTAGACTGAGGGGGATCTTTTTGGTCCGTGCCGCGATGATCATTGGTTTGTGATCCCGCAGTATGTAATTCCTTATGAGGCGGCTTTCTCCGTTTTCGGGGTTGAGGTTAGTGGTCAGATTAACCAGTCTGTCCACAGTAAATGGCATCTTGTCTGGATTGACAAGTTGGGAAGGAGTCACGAATTCGTGATAGGGTTGAATGAGAGTTTCAACCCCTCGACTAGACACGTTGACCACACCTGGTCCTGTGAAAAGCCTCTCGCAAAACAGCCCGTCCTTGCTCCTGTACGTTTTCTGTTCGTTTAGGAGGGTACCGACATCTTTGAGGTTTTGGGCGTATCGTTGGTGCATGGTAGTAGTACCTGCACCGATTTGATCATCGCCCATTACCTTATATTTGCCGGGTCCATACCCTGACCTTTCGGAAAGGAATATGTTAAGGACTGTGAGGATTGGGAATGCTAGTGGGAGGCCCATCGCAACACCTCGTGTTGATATGTAACTAGTTCCATCCTCTATGGACACAAACTC